ATGACTGACTACCTCGACAAACTGGAACGCGACTTAAAGCAGATGCAGGAACGCCCAACATATAAAAATACCATGCAACAGGTATGGAAAGACAAAGACATTCTACTCACCGCCATTGACACCATCCTGTCGGTGTTCAGGTTGCTGGTGGCTGAGCATGAGGAAAATCAGTGTTGGGATATAGACGCTTGTGGATTTGATTGTGGTACCTGTACATGGTGCAAAGCCCAAGCAGCCCTCGCTGCGCTGGAGAAAGACGGTGAATGAAGTAAACGAATCGAATAATTTCTGTCGGGTATTTGAACTGCCAAATAGCTATCCATCTGATTATTGCTTTGGTGGAGGGCATCCGGTGCAAATGCTCATGGTTGACTGGTTCAACCCAGTTCGATTACATGAAGGAAAAACTTGGGACGTAAAAGAGATTGCGGGGATAAAAGATTTCGTATCTAAAAAATCATACATAAAGTCAGGAAGAAAATATCTGATACTGACCGATTTTAATGAGGCGATAGTGCTGCCATGACTGATAAAACCAACCTCGCGGCGCTGCGTGAGGCGCCCGAAGCCCACTATGACAGGGATGGCAAACACTACAGCGAATATTTTGTGGCTCGTCTGATCGATTGGTACGAAGACACAAGGAAACTGCTATGAGACTCCGACAAAAGCAGAGTAAGTTTGCCTCGATGGTCCCGCGCCTGATCGACAAAGCCCTGGAGATGGGCTACCAGGTCACACTCGGGGACTGTTTCAGAGACCCGCGCTGTGACTACGGTTCTAAATCATCCAGGCACCGGGTCAGGCTGGCCATAGACCTGAACCTGTTCGAGTTCGACGGGCGCAAATGGAACTACTGTACCGAGACCAGGGACCATGCCCTGCTCGGTGAGTGGTGGGAAAGCCAGGGCGGTATCTGGGGCGGACGGTTCCAGGACGGTAACCACTATGAATGGCCGTTGTGATGACACGGGCAGAAAAGGCTGCCTATCAGCGGCAGTGGCGGGAGCGGAACCCGACCTATAACCGGGAGTACAAAAAGACCTGGCGGACTGCCGAAACAATTAAACGATTTGACCCGCACGCTGATACAGGCAGCAGCGTGCGCGGTCTGTTGACTGCCTGGGGCATTACAGGCTCGTCAGTGGCTACCCACCGACCTTTGTACTTGTGAGAAACCGCAAAAAGATGTTGACGGCCCCCAGGATCATCTCTGCACCGCCCAGGATGCCGCCCAGGCCTGCATCAATGGCTGTTGCATCAAGGCCCACGGGTATCACGCCGGCCGCTGTACCAATGCCGGTCAGTACAACAACGCCGTTAACAAAAAGGGTTTTCCAGCCCTTGATTCGCTTGAAAAATGATGTATCTATCGTCATGGGTCGTTCTCCACGCTCTGTAAAATCTGGATCAGCAACGCCTGTTGCTGTTCGTTCTTCTCTGCCTGTTTGTCAATATGCTTATCAAGAGATTCCTTGATTTCTTCAACGTCATCCTTGATGTTATCGACCGATTCCTGCGTTACATGGTCATCGGCCAGGACATCGACCTTGTTCCATAATACACCGACCGCTATGGCGGCCGATATCATGGTGGCCACACTGACACCCAGCGGTAGTTTGTGCTCGCCGGTCATTGGTCGTCGCCCCGTAACAGTTCGTTACCCGCTGCCGAGGCCAGCCCGGCGCCCAGCTGTCCGGCAAACCTGACCGACTGGCCGAATGCCAGCGGCCCGAGTACCTGTGGGGCAAGGCCTGTCAGTGCCAGTGCCGAGGCCTGCTGTACGTCCAGCTGCCCGGTTGCAAGACCGCCGACCGCTACACCGCCCGGCCCGAGAGCCAGCAGGCGTGAGGCAGTCGGTGAGCCGACCGGGACCTTGTCCGAGGCCAGTGCCTTGACGGTATCCAGCAGGGTTGCGGTCTCCGGCTCCACGCCCGACAGCTTGCCGCGTTTGAATCCGGTACCGAACCCCTTGCGTGATTCTCGAGCCAGCTTCCGCGACAGCTGCCCGGCTGGGACGTTGCCGGTCTCGACCACCTGGCTGATTTCCTCGAGATTCTTGAGTATTTTCCATTTCTCGCGTGCCACCTTGAGTAGCGGCAGATCGGCCTGCGCCTTGACAGCGGCATCGTAGGCGTCGATAGCAATATCCAGCTCGTCAGCAATGTCGGCCTTGTTAGACCCTTTGAGAACACTGGACTTGGCACGTAGTTCAGCCTGTAGGGCCTTCCACTGCTTGCCCGTGATGCTGGTCCCGTCCCGTCCGGTCAGAATGCGGCCCTTGCCGGCAAAGTCCACGTCATCGAGCAGGCCGCGAGCCTTGGTCACATTAACGTTAATGTTATCGGGAACCGCCTTCTCGAATAGCGCCCCGATATCATCGGCCGCCTTGCCCAGCACGCCCGGCGACAGGTTGTCTGCCTGCTGACCCAGCGCCGCTGCAGCCTGTCGATTGATCAGTGTCTGGTTGGCCTGCTCGGCCCGGCTAAAGGCCCCGGTACCGCGCAGGGTCCGGTTAAATGCCTGGCCAAAGCGTGTCTTTGCCGTGGTCAGTACGGGCTTACCCCCGGCTGTACCGCGAGCAGTGCGACTAATGCCGCTAACCACGCGAGACGCCAAGTTACCGAGCCCAGTGCCCGCACCTGCCAAGGAAGCCTGCTGCGCCACGCTCTGAAAGCTGGACCCCTGGCGGACGCCTTCCAGTCCTGCAGAAAGGGCGGCCTGTGATCCGATACCCGCCAGTCCTGTGCCCGGAACCAAGAACGATGCGCCCACCAACGGCGCCGCACTGCCGAGAGTTGCGGCCAGTGAATCCGGTGCCTCGATATCCGAGTCCAGCAAGCCGAAAGAACGTTCTGCAAACGTGCGCCCTGCACCAATAAAAAATTCATCGACAGCCCCTCCGGTTTCCGGTACCTGTAACGCTTCACCAACCTCGTTCGCTGCCTGCTCTGGTGTCAGCACACCACGCTGGCGTAGCAGGTCCACGGCACCGGCACGCGATATGCCGGTATCCACCGCAACATTCTGACCGGCTATGGTAAATACCGGCATTACTTGGTCCGCAAATCAATCGTAGCGTTCTGTTCGCTGAACTCTGGCACCAGGAAGCCCGCACCGGTCGTCACCCGCCTGGCGTCCACGCCCGACAGGTTGGCCAGGTTGCTAAATTCCGCATCGATCCGCTTGCCGCGTTCGAGCAACGGCGTGCCGACCGACAGGGCAACCTTCCAGAATCGCTCGGCGCCTTCCTCACTGAAGCCTTCGCCGAATAACTGATTGTATTGCACCATCAGCGATTCCCCGATACCGAGACCACCACGCACCGCGCGCTGTTCGCCCTCAGTCACTGAGCGTGAATCCGGATCGAGTGTTTTAGCCAGTTTGATTGTGGCCGCCAGCACGCCCAGGCTATCCTTAGTGTCCAGCGCTGCCCTGATCTGTTGCATGGCATCCGCTACCTCGACGGGGGTTTTTATCTGCGTCAGGTAGCGCTGATTAAGCCGGGCAGTAATAGCTTCGTTCTGCCTGACCTCGGCGGTGTCCAGGGCCTGCTGTGCAATCTGCGCGGTCCGCTGGCCCTGCAACCCGGAAAAAGCCGTATTAGCTGCCTGACGTGTCGGTGCATCCGGTGAGGCAAGGCCGCTCAGCAGGCCCCGTGATTGCAGCGAACGCGGATCGGCCCCAACTGCACCGCTGACCGTCGGGTTAGCCTGAACCTGGGCAACAGCAGCAGCTTCGCGCCCCGGCTGGGTCCGCTGGCGTTCCAGTAGTCCTCCGGCCTGCGACTGGAACAGCGACTGCTTGGCCTGCTGTGAGATGCCCAGTGCATTGATTCGGTCGACCAGTGCTGTCAGTTCATCGGCCATCAGATGCCCCCTCCGCCAAAACTAAACAGGCTGGCAATATCAGATACACCGCCCGGAAATGCCCCGCCCTTCTGATTCGACTGGAAGTTAGACAGCGTTGTGGGCTGACCAATGATATTGCCGAAATTAGCCAGCGGCTGGAACGCATTGTTAAACCCGGACTGCTCCAGTGAGAACTGTCCGCCGAGCTGACCCAGTCCGCCGAGCGCCGACTGTGCCCCGATACCAGCCCCGGCTATCTGTGCCTGCTGGTTCGACTGGCCCGCAAACAGTCCACCCTGGAACTGCTGCCCGGCCGCCTGCTGACGCCTTAACAGGTCCTGCTGCAGGATGTTCGAGGTTCCGGCTCCCAGCGCCAGCTGCGTATCGCCGATCGCCGTCCCGGCTGCAACACCCTGTCGACCTCCTCCGAAAGTGTTTGTCGCTGCGGCCTGCTGGTTAATGCCCTGCAGGTTAAACGACAGGTTCCGATTCAGTACATCGGTCAGGCTCTCGATCTGATTATCGACAAAGCCCTGGCCACTGAATCCGGTCAGCTCATTACCGGGCTGGAATGAATCAATGCCCTGGCCGGCCTGTCCGAGCTGTCCCAGGAATCCCTGGCCGAGTCCACCCAGTTGCCCGGCACTGGCAAAGCCCTGTTGCTGGGCGCCCTGCTGCTGCTGGTTAAAGGTGGTCGATGCCTGGCGGCGGAGCAGGTCCAGGAACTGCTGCTGTGACGGATCGACCTGCTGACCACCCCCGGACTGGGTGCCGCCGAACAGGCGCTGTGACAGATCATCAAAAAAGCCCATACCTCACCTATAACTTGTTCCAGGTTGCATTATATCGTGCATAAATGCCCTCGAGACTGCCGGGGTCCCAGTTCGTACCATCAGCATATACCAGCATCCCGTCGCTAAACCGGGCCGGCTCGGCATTCTGCACCAGCAGGGTCGGGGCATTAACAGCATTATCTATGGCCGTCTCGAGGCGCCGGATCAGCCGGTCAATCTGTGCCGGGTCGTATTGCTGGCTGGCATGTTCCATTATGCAAAGAACTCCTGCGTCGTCATCAGAACCGTCCTGCCACGCGGTACTCGGCATCAAAGCCAGTCAGTGCGTATTCCTGTGAGCTGGTAAACCGGAACGACAGGTAGCGGGCGCTGGCCAGGTAGTCGATCTTGTTCTGGCTGGCGGTCGTCATGGTGCGGAATGCGCCCCAGGTAATGGCTTCGTCCGGACTGTCCTGGGTACCGACCGACAGGCTCACGGATATCGCCGCCTCGGCCTCGATCCTGGGCCACACCCGCAGCAGGGTCTTGGACTGGCCCGGTGCGCCAAAGTCCAGCGTATACCGCTCCAGGCGCCCGGTCAGCGTATCCGTCTCGCCATCGGCCTGGTACAGCTGCCCGCCCGATACGCCATCGGCCCAGATCAGTACATCGGAGGCGGTCTGTGCAGCGCCCTGGTTCCATATCCTGTCGATCGTTGCCCAGGTCCCGGTAATGGTATTCCAGGCCCCGGCCGTGGATACATCATTCAGCCCCATTGCCGCATGGGCAATGCCCGGTGTGACAAAGTCCCGCTCACCAAAGGCCAGGGTGTCCACATCCAGTATGTGCGCCTTGAGCGCCAGCGCATCGCTGCCGACCGGCGTACAGACCCATATCTCACGGGCCGGCTCGTTGTAGACAATGAACGACTGCTGGAAGTTATCGCCGAGCTGACTGAACAGGTGCTTTCTGTTGACGTTGTCGATGACACTACGCACGCTGTTGCCGTCTGTAACGATAAAGTCCGAATCAGTCAGGGCGAACATCGAGCCATCGACCTCGGCCATGCAGTTCCGCGACAGCAGGCCGCCGGTGCTGAACAGCTGGCGAAAGCTCATGATGTCCTGGCCACCGACAAAGTCCATGACCCAGAAGCCGTTCGACTTGCCGATCAGGAAACTGTTACGGAACTGGCCCCCATCGACACAGGCACCGCCATCGGATGCCAGCTCGATAAACCCCGCGTTATTACTGGCCGACGGGGTCCAGCTGGTGGGTATTGCACCGGGATCGGCAAAGGCGGACCAGGCGACGGTAACGGCTGTCTGTGAGACCGTAGCGTGGGCCGAGTCCTCCGAGGTATCCATTGCAACCAGGCCGAACCGGTAGGGCCGCAGCGCCTTGCACCGGACGCCATCGGTCAGCGGGGCCATGACGGTCGGCGTGGCAAAGTCCTGTCCCCACCACGCGCCAATGTCCTGCTGGTAATTCAGGAACGGCACCCCGTTCAGTACGCCCCCCGTCCAGTGGTCGGAATCAGCCGGGGCACTGAATACCGTCGGCGTGATAACCTTGTGGGTCGCGCCATCGGTTACTCCCACGCCATCGGTCGCGCCGTACAGCCAGAAGTTATTCGTGCCGTCAAAAACATTGACCACATAATCCGGGCCGTTCAGTGTGCCCTCGGTCGTGCTGAATACCGCCTCATCGCCCTTGACGCGGGTACCGAATCCACGGCGGAACTGCATGTTCTGGACCTCGGACCACTGCCCCTGCAGCACCTGGCCCGGCAGGTCCCGGTTCACCCCGTTAAACGCATAGGCTTGAGACAGCAACGGCATCAGCCTATCCGTACCGCGTTGAGCGTAATGCCCTTAAGGTCCACGTTATTGGCAGATACTTTCATGGTCAGCTCGAGCGTATCGAGCGCGGCGAGCACCATCGGGCGGGCCATCGTCATACGGGTTTCGGTCGTGTTGTCCACAATACCGATCCCCTCATCGAGAAAGTCCGCCTCCGGGCTACCACTGGTGCCCTTGTCCACGCCCCAGCTAAAGTCCAGATCACCGGACGGACTGATCAGGGTGGCGCCTATCTCGACCATGTAGGTTCCGGCACTGTTGATTGTCATAATGCCGGTCAGGTCTACAAAGCCGATACCCGACTCCACCGAACTGGTATACGTGGCAATGGTCGTATAGCTCGTGTCGTTAAAGTTAGCCTCTGACAGCTTCCAGGCACCGCACAGTTGCGGGATGCAGGCCAGGTTAATCTGTGCCTCGGTCGGCGTCAGGGCAATGCCCGCAAAGTTAGTAAACGTCCCGGCGATCGCCGCCTTGATACCGCGCAGGTGGTCATCGCCCACGCTGACGTTATCCGTCGCTGCCGGGTTGGCCGAGTTCAGGTCGGTTATAAAGTTAAATGCCGCCTCGAGACCCATCAGACACCCCTTGGCTGTCCGCCGATAAAGTTGTGGAATACCGTTGATTTCGGCGTGTACGCCTCGGCTGCCGCCTTGTTGGCCTGCTGTAGCTCGGCGACATACCGCTGACTCCAGATGCCATAGGCCTCGTAGTCCTGGATGAACAGGCTCGCCTCGGCCATGGCTGCATTGATATACAGGTTCTCGTACCGTGTCAGGATCGGTCTAAGGGCAGAATCACCGGACCCAGCCAGTGGCTCGGGATATTCGTAATAGTCGATATCAATGTCCGTGTCCGAGCTCGGCAGCAGGTTGATGCTGCCCGAGATGTAGTAAGCCAGTGCATTGCCCGAACTGCCAAAGTTATTCGCTGCATGGGCACTAACCGGCGTCAGGATGCGCAGGGATGAGCCTGTGCCTGTCGACACACGACGCATTTCGGCAAACCGGGTCGGCAGGGCGGCAATACCCGATGACGGCGTGACGGTCGCCAGGATGCGGTTCTCGACCAGCCGGGCATCACGCCCGATACGCTGCTCACCGCGCGTAATAAAGTCGATTATCTCGGTCGTCAGGTCCGTGCGGTGCAGGTAACCCGCGATGGCCGCTTTCAGTTCGCCGTAGGTCATGCCGGTGGGTCTCCGCAAACAACTGGCGTGCCGATGATCGAATCCAGGTTCCCGCCGGTACCCAGGTTCACGCCATCGATTCCACCATTGGGCATATAGATTAACGGTGCCGCCCCGGTCGGCTTGGAGCCATCAGGCCCGAGATTGGCAGGCTTGCCGGCCGCTGTACGCCACTTGAGCCTGATATTGGGATCGTCAAGATCAACGCGCACGCCCGGATTTATATAGACCTCCGACAGGCAGCCGGGCCAGAATCCGTCCGGTGTGGCGCTGCTGCCAAGGTTAAATGCCGGTCGCGTAAATTCTATTTCAGAGTCTACCAGCAGCGATATAACGCCATTTTCCACGCCATCGACGTAGGACTGTACGGTGGTTGACGTGGCCCCGTTCAGGTCGATCGACACCAGCCAATGATGCCATGCGCTGTCGGTAATATCGCCCATACCAAAAATAATGCGCGCATTCTGCCCCCCCACTGAATCGGCCAGGTCAATCTGCAGGTTATTGATATTACTGACCTGCGCCCGCTGGCGAAACTGGAACTCGAACAGGCGCCGTGTCGTTGAATCGCCGGCATTGCAGGCAAACCAGATTGAGAACGTGACCAGCTTGGAATCGACCGCCCCGGTAAATTCCGTTGTGCGCCGTATGGCGTCCGTACTGCCATCGAACAGGGTTGCGACCTTGCCGCCTCCGCTCGAGCCGCCCGAGATAATGCCCGATCCCTCGACCCGGTCAAGCAAGCCGGTACCACGGTTTAAAACACCCATCAGGTCGGCACCCAGGTGATGGTCATGGGACCGGTGAACTTGACCTGGCCGTCCTGTCCGCCGGCTGCATTGGAATCCCCGGCCCACTTGGCATTGACCGGCGACACCGGCCCGGCACCGCCGCCGACAATGTTCACATTGGCCGGGGTGCCGAAATTACCCTCGACCGACACACCGCCCAGGTCAACCTGGAACGATGTATTACTGGGATTGGCAATCGCCGCCCAGCCCATCGCATAGGTCAGGCCCGGTACAATACCGATAATGCCGAAATTACCATTACTGCTCGGCTCGATCGCCGCTGTACCGTTCGCTGCTATTGAGGTCAGAATCTCGACCGTGCTGTCTCCGGCCCAGACCGGGAACCCGCCATCAGCTGCAGACGCATCATAGATGCCATTCGGAAACAGACCGCCGCCATTCATCTTGTCCGGGTGTATGGCCACGGCTATCGGCTGAATCTCGATGACCTGGAAGTTCGCCGTCATGACCGGGGTTCCGGCATTCTGCTCGAGCAGGATACCCGAGGCCGTGGTAGCACCGGCAATAACGATCGTCTGGGCGGTGTTGGATACCAGTGTGGCATTGCCATCGGCAATCGTGCAATTAATCGTCCCGGCCGCAATCCCGCCGTGCGTGACGTAATACGCCATGCCCGCCGTCAGCGTTGCAACAACGTCCGTCAGGGTGCCGGCAGCCGGTATTGTGGCAATGCCACTACCGACACTGGCCGTGCCGCCAACCGTCCAGTTCGCTTCTGTGGTCAGCGGCTTATCGGCCATCGTCAGCGGTATTTCGCCGTGTGTGACCAGGTTGGTTACTTCCTCCGGCTCGGTTGCTGCAGCACCGGCCAGCCACGCATTGGATGCCGGTGTGCCGGCGGGGTGCGGGTTATTACGCCCCTTGTCAGCCATGCCCTCGGCAAAGGCCTTGTTTTCCTTGCTGAACGGATTGGCCTGCACATGGCTGAGCGCAGCGACATAATCAGCCGATCCTGCGTGCTTGCCGGCCATGATCAGGCCCGGTCGGTCTCAAACTGTTTATTGGCCGCGTATCCGCCATCAAAGCCGGCCAGCCACGCGATAGACTCATCGGTCCCGGCTACGTGCGGGTTCGCTGATACCAGTGCCCCGGTGATGTGCCATACGTCGGTCGAATCCCAGTTGCCCGAACCGGACAGCACGCCGGTCACCACCGTAGCTGTATTGTCTGTGATCGTTGCGTTCTGGTTTACGGTGGCGGTTGAGTTGGTCACATTGGTAATCAGCTTGCCGATCTCGGCATCGATTGTCAGCCCGGCGTCCGACTGGGTCATGGTGGCCTGAGCGACCGACGTATCATCGGCCCCGGTCTGCTCGGCCACAATGCCGGCCTGGCGGCCCTCGGCATAGGCCTTGTCGATGCGCCCACCCGCAATATAGTTCGCGCCCAGCGTGGACTCATCGCCCGCCCCTGTGTGTTTACCCGCCATGACTATTTCTCCTTTACCACCTTGCGCCTGGCCTTCACCTTACTTTTCTTTGCGAGATATATTCCACTGAAATATTCGGGGTACAGTTCAATCAGGCGTTTGCCTGTTTCCTCGTCGCGTCCCGGCTTCTTACTGTGCCCGGCCACCGGCAGCGTCCGTATATCCATCCGTACCGGGTCGATGGCCTTGATGACCGCCACTGCCGCTATCAGCGCATCCTCGAGCCATTCCAGGGTCCAGTTCCGGTTCTGTACCCAGGAAAACGCCAGTTCAGCCGGATCACGCACCGGCATATACGCTGTACGGCCCACGCAAATAGCCTGCCAGTCGGCAACGCTCAACGGGTGCATGGGGTGCCAGCAGTGCCCATAAACGTCCCGGCCGGGTTGTGCAATGGCATGGCGCGGCCCGCGCATCTGCTGGGGGCCGACCATGTCAAGGGCAGCCATCACAGCACGGGTGCCGCTGTGCGGGATTGAGATGACCGCATTAGACATATTTAGGCACCGAGACCCGCCAGGGCCGTGATTCGGCCAGTCGCAGGTATTGTTTCCACGCTTTCAGCCTGATATCCCGGTCGAGACTGGCCAGGTCAGGAAACCGCTGTTTCAGGTTATACAGTTCCAGCTCGGGAATGCACAGCTCGACCTTGCCGAATGACATCGCCCGTGAGCCACCCTGGGCCACAACCTCACGGTTATGGTCCAGAATGGGTGCACAGTCCTGTACATCGTGACGGAACAGCTGGAACCCGCTACGGTCCTGATCGACGGACAGGCTGTGATTGACCGCGCCATCGAAAAAGGCTTGCGTTTCCGTGCGCGACCGCATTCAGGTCGCCGTCATTGCAGTGGCAGGGTTAATTCCGATCAGGCCTCCCAGTCCCTCCCAGTTACCGACCCGCAGTCCCCAGTCAACGTGTATCAGCCGCTTTTCCTGCAGGCCGTCAACCGCCAGCGGGATGGTCCGATAGCCAATCAGGTAACTGATCGACAACATGCCCGGATCGAAAATAAACACGGTATCCGATTCCGGTGTGTCATCGCCTGATCGAGGCTGCAGCCGGTTCGGTACCAGCTCGAGCACGGAAAAGTCCGTGACCATGACATTGACGCTGCCCTGGGCGACTCGTTGTGCATTGCTCGCTGCACCGTCCTGGTTGGTCAAAGTCGCAATCCTGGCTGCACTGGTGAATTGAAATTCCGAAATGCGCCTGATACAGCTCGGCCTTCCCATGAGCACTGTGGGGTCGGCCCCGTTCTCATACAGTTGCTCGACGACATCCTTGATCGCAACCTCGGTGATCGCGCCCGGCGTTGCCATCGCGGTATAGTCGGTCTTCTTGAGTATCTCGCCGGTGCGGTTGGTCCAGCCCCCATGCGCCGTGATGCCCTCGGACTGATCGCGTATCTGGCTCGGATTGCCGGCCGTTGTGTCGATGACCGTATCATTCAGGACATTCTCATCATCGAGCCAGCATTCAAGCCCCGCTGTCTCACCGGCCGTGCCGCCGGCCCCGGTATCCAGCACGTTGATCTCGTTAGACATCGAGCGGGCTTCTACATCCCTGCGAAGCTCTGCGCCTCGCATCAGGACCTGGTAAGCCAGGCTCTTGGCGTAGCCGATCGTCGATACAGCCTGTGCGCGTGTCGATACGTGCAGCGCCTTGGTACTTATCTGGCTGTAGTTGCCTACCCGGAACTCCTGCCCGCCCTGCTGGACCGATTCATCAGCCTTCGACTCGGCAGAATCGAGAATGGCATTCGTTTCAATCGGAGCCGCAAGCCGGTCAACGCGCCACTCAAACTTCTGATTGGTATGGCTGGTCGAGCCTATTCGGCTGGTGAATGGCAGGGGAATCTTGCTGATATCATGGATTTTGTCCATAATATCTTCGTGAATAACCCCGCCTAACGCCATGTTGGCAAGGGCATGTGCATCGGTAACCATTAGGTTATCCTCCAAGCAGTTTAGCGATCGCTCCCAGTTTGTCGCCGGCATTGATCGCGCTATTAACACCATCAGCTTGGGTTGAGGTCACGGATGCAGTTGCCTTGCTGCCCTTGGAGGTCGGCGATTTCTGCTTGCCCTTGATTCCGTCAATACGCAGACGTAACTGCGTGAAATCATGGATCAGCTTCGTCACACCGGCCATCATCGGCATATCGATGAACTGGCCCGGCAGGCCATACTCTGCTGTTAGCGCCCGCATGGCAGTGCGATCGGTTGCCTTAACGGCCTGATCACCCCACCGTGGGACGGCAGCCAGCAAGATTCTGTCCTGCTGTTCCTGTTGTCTCTCGACAAAGGCGGCACCGGCGGCTTTGAGTTCCTCGGACACATGCTCCGTAGGAATCGCGGCCACGATGGCCTGGAGTTCCTGCATGTGCCTGAGTTTCTCATTACCGAACTCGGCCTGCTCGTCCGTTAACTCAACTCGCTGAGCTTGACCCTTGCGGTAGGCCGTGGCGTCGTCCTTGAGCTCCTGGATGGTGGCAGTGCCCATGTCTCCCGACAGGTCCACGGTGCCTTTATACAGGTCCTCGAGATCGCCGCCCCTGGCGGTCCACTGGTCGTTCAGAGTTGGTGTGACCGGCGGACTCCCGTCCTGGTCTGCTGGCTCTGTTGGCGCTGGTTTCCCAACCAGGTCTGCAAGAAGGTCATCGCTGAATTCCACGCCAGTGGTATCAGCAACGCCTGGAAGGCTAATCCCCTGCTGGGGTGTTGCCTCTGTTGTTTGATTGTCCACCCATTGTCCTCAGTGTGTCAATAACATCGTCCAGAATAACCCGCTTGTTGTGGATTATCTCGCGTTCCAGGGTCTGATCGCCCTTGGTACCTTTCAGTTGTCTGCAATAGGCCTCATCCAGTTCCTGGAACAGGCTGATTTCGTCCATTGCTTCCAGTATTTCCTTCACTTTCACTTGCATTTCGGGCACGTAGTTGTTCAAGTTCAAGGTCTCCCGTGGCTTTGCCGACTATCTTGGCTTCTTCTACTTCGCTATCCAGGATGGCAATGTCCCGCTTGGTCTTGTCGTCCATCTGGGCGATGACCAGCTTGACCTTGGCATCCATCTCGGCCACCTGCTGCTGTAACTGCTGCTGCTGCTGTTGCTGCTGAGCCTTGCCCTGCTGTGCCTGCTGGGCTTCCTGGCTCTCATAGTGGACCGCATACTGCTCGGGATTGTCGAGTTCTGCCGCCTTTTCGCGATTCATCCAGGCAATATAGACATTCTTTTCCGAGACCATCGTCCCGCCGAACCCGGCCTGCATCAGGCTGATCTGCGTCTGCAGGACCCGGTCGAGGGCTGCGACCTTACGGGCTCGCTCACCGGGACTAAGCCCTGTCTTGACATTAACGCGGCTCCGCGCACGCCACTGGGCCGGATTGACCGGTATCCACTGATCGGCTTTTTTCATCATCATGGGACGGCGATAGACTTCGCGTGCTGTGCGATGAATCAGCAGGAACAGGCGCCTGATCAGGCCCTCAGACAGCGTGCGGGTCATGTGCCCGGCCATCATCTCTTGCGCGCCCATGACCATTGCCACACCACTGGCACCGATCGAGCTTGATACCAACTGGCTTTCAGGACTGCCCAGATCGACAGCAGCACCGCCCCGCTCGGACCTGATCTTGTCGCAGTAATTCAGGAATGCAATGCTCGAGGCGCCGAAGTCCGTGGTCGGGAACGGCGTCATGGTGGAATTGAGCGAGCCGGTGACATGGTGACCCGGTGCATTAATGCCCAATTCCTGGCGGTTGACGTCGCCCTGGATAAATGCCCGGTTACTGTTCAGATGGGCCTGGTTATCGACAAACTGGCGAAAGCCAGCCGTTTTCATGTCCTGAATTTCTTTCAGCTTGTCGAACAGGCTCAGCCCATGCCATCGATTGGCCATGATGAACGCAGTCCCGGAAACAAACGGGACAATGTCAACCCGTTCCTTATCCAGTATCGTGCGGTTGGACATGAATACACGCCAACGTTCAGACTCGGGGTTGCCGTCGTTCAGGTTGCGCGGGAGCATCGTATAGGCCTCCCAGCACTCGATCATGTCCTGTCCGCGTGTCTCGCCCTGCATGGCGCCCACAACCTGGTCCGGGTGCTTGGCCAGTGAGTCGGGCGAGGCATCCATCGTCGCGCTCGGCAGGTCCGATACCTTGCCCCTGGGGAACCCCATCGAGATCAGCTCAGACCGGCGAATGAACTTGCGCTGGCCTACCAGTGGACAGTCCTGCAGGTCCTGTTTGTGCCAGTTGGCCGACAGAACGAAGCTGGCATTCTCGGTCGCTTCAATGCGTAGTCGCTTGCGGTCGCGGTCCCGGCTGACAGTCAGGCTTTCATCATCACCATCGACCGTAGCATCCTCCGGGATACTGGCCTCGAGCAGGGCTGACTCGTCACCGCTCAGACCGTCAAAGGTAACAGTTTCATGGTCCACATCATCCTCGACCCAGACCTTGATAATGGCATTCTTGTTGAGCAAGGCATTCTTGATGGCCTGGTACAGGACCTCATACCCGGCATTGTCTTCCATCAGTATCTTGTTGACCGCAGCACTCTCGACCTCGGCCTGGCTGTCATCATTCGGCGCGTCTGCCTCGAACTCAGCCGGTGTGTCGGTCGTGAATGCGCTCATCATCTGCGCCAGCATGTGCTCGGTCTGGTCGGCGACATCCAGTGACTGGACTCTCGAGTTATCGTCGGTCTCATCACCCCGAGCACGCCCCAAGTAGTAATTCATGGCCAGGCGTCTATTCTCGCCCAGGCTGGTCGTGCCGAACTCACCGCCATCTGCCTGGTCTATTTCCCGCTCGACAATGCTGGCTATATCTTCTTCTCTGAGTCGTGCCATCAGATCACCGTCCTGCGTGTGCGTGAGTAGTCGATGGGCTTGTTCCAGTTGGCATTACCCAACACCACGTTGCCTTGTCCTGCACCGATCATAGCGTATTGTTCCGCTTCTGCAACATGCGAATAGATGTTCTTTTCCGGCTCGGCGTGGTATCGCTCATCGCCCGATACCTGAAGCTGGCGGTACTTGTACCCGCCTGCCATTGCACGGCGCAGGTACTTGCACGCCGGGCTGATCAGCAGGGCAGGCTCACCGGCCATATCCAGCTTAGACAACAGGCTCGATACCACCTTGACCCGCAGGTCAAAGTCATTGGGCCGGGCGCTGTCTGCTATTGCCGGCTGAACCGGAATGCCCTGGGCCTGCAGGATGCGGAACGGTGTGTGCTTATCGGCCTGGCTGCGCTGTGAGCCGGCCGGGTCGCCCCAGTAATTGACTGGCAGGCCACGATAGTACTTACCGATGTGTGCCAGGGTCAGCTCACCGAACTCGTCTGCCGCCGTGTCCTCGGTAACCAGTTCGCTGATCGTGCGCCACTGGCCCGTCTCGGTCTGCTGCTTGAACACGGCAGCCGGCGTCAGGCCAAAGTCCATACCGACCGTCAGTGGACTGTCATCAGGCTCGAGCGGCTCGCTGGCAACGTGTAATGAGTCCTTGAAGCCAGGCCATACGGGCTTGCCATCGACAGCAAAGCCGTACTCGCCATCGACATAGACCTTGATCCAGGCGGCGTCCTTGCCCTTGGCTATGTTCTGGTAATAGTTGGGCGGCAGGTTGGCTACGTTCTCTGCTATATCGGTCAGCCCTCCAGCCTGGCGGTAGAACGCTGCATTGTCAGGTCTAAGCTCCTCGGCCAGGCGATAGTACCAGTGGAAGTCATCCATTGGATTGCTGTCCATAAGCAGTGAAAACTGCGGGATTGCATCACGATATGCGTCTCGCCGTGGGTATCGTCCAATACGAGTCTGCACCATGTCATAGATTGCTTTCGGGATTTCGCGCACTTCATTTAACCATGCTCCTGATACTTCGAGACTGAGTAGCTTACCCACGTCCTGGGGCCGATCAAGGGCCCTGAACATGACCTGGTGACGCTGGGTCAGGTCATAGGTGTAGGTCATGTTGTGGCGCATGAACACGCCGCCCTCGGTGGGTCCGACCCAATCATCCCAGGACCGCATGAGGGTATCCTCAAGCTCTCGGTAGGTATTTCGCACACATACCCATCTTGAAGGTAGACCCGCAGCATCGAATTGCCACATGAGCTGGTACAGCGCAATACAGCACGCGACTGACTTGCCGGAGCCGACTGGCCCCATAATGCCCCGGATGAAATGATCATCTTCTAAGAACCTGCTCACGGTGGAGCTGGGCGTGTAGTCAATCATCCTGCTTTGGGTGGTTGATTGTCAGACCTGCCAGTTGATGTGTGTGCGTAGTCTCGGCCTGTATCGGCGGATTACCTACGCATTTATCCACGGCTTTCCAGCATGAATCAAGGCGGACCTTGTCTACCCTGGCCTTGGGTATCTTGCCATTGTTCACATCCTCAATGTATTTCTTAGACTTACCAGCAGACACGCTATCCTTAAACCGCTGGGCAAAGGTCCTTGTTTCAGTTGGCATAACCTGGGTAGGTTATACCTTGACAGCATATTGTCAAGAAAAGTGGGCGGGTCGGAGTTTATATACGATCTTTCGGGCAGCCTGGTTGTCAGACCAGGCCAGTCAGGGCACGTTACCCTTCACACCTTCGACCTCGGTAGGCCTGTCCAGCAAGTAATCGTAACACTGTAACCCCGCCCGCCCTACCAAGAGGATACTCCCTTCGGTCGTGTCTGTCTATCTCCCTTCCCCCCTCACTCGCTCCAGATATGGGTATACCCATAGAGCCATCGTTTCGTTTCAGAGGTCGGTCGGTCCAGTCCACTTTCAAGGTCTGGACCCTTTGAATATAGGCCTTTCAGCTTAATTGTCAACAGCCCTCAATTGTCAACAGCCCTTGACAATGCGTATAGGTTAGGGCAAGCTATGCGCATGGTTAATAAAAAACACTTCACTGATCGCATGGTCGCTCGGAACATCACCATCCCCTGGTACATGAACGGTGACATGTACTATTACGACCAGGTGAACTGGTCCGAGGTCTGCCGTAAGGCCATCCAGCGCAAGATCAACCAACTCAACAGGGAGAGATGATGGACGCAGACGAACAGCTCAGTGAGGCAATCAACCGATACGGTAATGAGAACGGGCAGAATGATACTGTCGGCATCCTCATATTCTCACTGGTCACCCTGATCATCAGGCACCACGAAAAGCTGAAAGCAGAGAATGAGGTAAAGTAATGAACCACCCACAGCAACAGAAAATGATCACCGTTAGCGGTGCCCAGCGTAGCCAGTCAGGCGCCTCCATCACCGTAACGGACAGTGAGGGTAACCGCTATAGCTGCAAGCAGGCCGGCATCCAGTCGCTGATCGGCCAGGCCTTGCTGATCGACCACAGCCAGCAGAACTTCCCTGATGGGAGCTCGATTACATGGATCAATAGCTGGACAGTGCCGGGTATTGCACCGCCTCAGCAGCCCGCACAGGCCCCCCAGGCACCGATCACCCCCCAGGCCCCAGCCGTGGACCGGGATGCCTCGATCGTTGCTCAGTGCCTCTGTAAGACGGTTACATTCAGCACGTATCAGGAAGCGTGGCGGGCCTATGTGGTTCTGTATGGCCGGTATATGGAATGGTCGCTGCAGTCTGACAGACCACCACAAGCCGAGTCCGAACAGGTCCTGCAGGCTCAGCAGGCGCAGGCTGAGGAATATTCGGACGATATCCCATTTTAGGTGACTACCATGCACCCGATGACCTACTTCTTTATCGGCTTCTGGACGGCAGCCATACCGCTGGGCGTGTTCTGGTGGCTGCACACCAGGGAACTGAAACGGGAGCTGAACCGGCACGTGATATGGCCGGATCGTACCGAGCTGCGCCGACGTTACGCAAACTACATGTTCAGCAGTGCCGACCGGGTACAGAAAACCAATGACAACAGCGAACACTGAATTCTGGCGTACCCACCGCCGGCAACAAGAGGAACTGCGGGCCTTGCGCACCTCCCTGACCCGGCCCGTTAAGTTCCCGTCTTTACCTGCCTTCCTGCAGGACGAGGGCTGGGACACGGTCCGCTATCACGCTGGGTACAGCGATGACCCTGAATCGACATAACCCCAGGCGCGATCGTAACGAGCCGGAGATATGCGGCTACCTGGACAACCTGATGGTGCCGTACTGGCGTACCGACAAGCCCTGTGACCTGATTGTGCTGCATCAGGGCTACTTCAAGCTGATTGAGGTAAAAACAGCCAAAGGCAGGCTAACCCCCGAGCAGAAGGAATTCTTTGCCCTGTGCCGGGACTATAACGCCAGGCATTTATTTGTGGTCCGGGACCAGGACGACCTCATAGACGGACTAAAACAATGAGCCTGTTCATTACCGCTGCCCTGTTCTACTTCCTCGGTGTCCTGACCGGCATGATTATCATGGTGCTGACATGACTGACTACCTCACAAGACTGGAACGCGACTTAAAGCAGATGCAGGAACGCCCAACATATAAAAATACCATGCAACAGGTATGGAAAGACAAAGACATTCTACTCACCGCCATTGACACCATCCTGCCGGTGTTCTTGTCGTTGGTAGCAGAACATGAGGCAGGGACAACTTTATTTATTGCTGATACACACAAGTCGAAAAAGGATAGGGCCACAGCACGGCTGGAATGGAATAAAAAAGCGTGTTTGGTTAATGAATACCTCGATGCGATGGGAAAAGACCATGACTGACAAAACCAACCTCGAACTGGCTGATCGGCTGGATAGAAACAGGGCGGGACTGCCCACACATGATCAGTGGTATGAGCTGCTTTATGACGCATCCCAAGCCATTCGCGACCTTGAGGCGAAGATAGCGGCGTATGAGCCGGTGATGCAGCATTTGCAGGACCACTTCGATGGAACGTGCGTTATATGTTCAGGCACAGCAAGTAATCCCGGCGAAGATTGTCCCGTACCCGCCGCACTCGCAGCGATGGAGGGGGAGTGATGAGCGAAACAGCCTTGGACCTGCAAGCGGTTCGGAAACAATTAGATGCTGGCAAAGAACAATTCCCTGCTGTTGTTGTGGGAGATTTATTAGCCGACCTTGCCGCTGCGAATGAGCGTGTTGATGATCTTGGGCTTGTGGCGCAGGTAAAAACAGAACGGTGTGAGAAACTTATAGTCAACCTTGCCACCGCTGATGAGAAACAGAAAAGGCTACGGCAACGAGTGCGGGACTGTGAACGTAGACGTCATGTTGATCTGGAATCATGGCGCAAAGATATTGCTGAACGCGCTGCGCTACAGGCACGGGGTGCGGCGTTGGAGGCCGTCTATATCGCCACAAATGAAATGCTGGCCGTTCTCGGTGGCGATGGTGAAATCAATACTGACCATACGAAAGTCAATGACCTTATGAACGTGCTACATGCCGTCGATCACGGAATCTATGAGCCGTCAGACGTTGAGCGGCTCAAGGCGCGGGTTGCGGAATTAGATCACTACACCGCACTTGCCGAATCATTGTCATTGCAGGTAGACACTCTCAAGGCGAAGGTAACGGCGTTGGAGTCAGAATACTGTTCCCGGCACAAAACGCGGCACTGGAAAGATGGTTTTTGCGTTTGTTGTGTACTGGAAGATGCAGACGCCGAACGCGACACCCTCAAGGCGGCGCTGCGTGAGGCGCCTGAACCAGATGACAAACTTTTGACAATGGCAAATATGCAGAATTGGCTGAATATCTGGTTTAAGTGGTACAACCGCACACGGGAGCTGCTATGAGACTCCGACAAAAGCAGAGTAAGTTCGCCTCGATGGTCCCGCGCCTGATCGACAAAGCCCTGGAAATGGGTTACCAGGTCACACTCGGGGACTGTTTCAGAGACCCGCGCTGTGACTACGGTTCTAAATCATCCAGGCACCGGGTCAGGCTGGCTATCGACCTGAACCTGTTCGAGTTCGACGGGCGCAAATGGAACTACTGTACCGAGACCAGGGACCATGCCCTGCTCGGTGAGTGGTGGGAAAGCCAGGGCGGTATCTGGGGCGGACGGTTCCA